GATGTATCACCCTGCGCCCCTTTGAAATCTCTTTTATTAAACACAATCTGTGTGATAACATCTGTAGATGTCTTAGCACCCTCATCTGCATAACTTACAGTAACTTTCGGGATCATGTATCCGTAGAAATGTTTACATCCGCTTGACTTGATCACGCGGCACATTTCGTCATAATCTTCACGAAGCAAGGTTATCTTAAAGGTATTTTTCTGGTTGCCAGTACCATATCCTCTGATCTTGCCACCTTTTCCATAAACAGGATCAAGTCCCTGTTCATCTCCGTAATCAACCTCCTGGATCTGCACATTGTTCATATCTGTCATGTGAAAATCAATGCTCGACCAGTCATAACTTTTACCATTGATCAATGGATCCATCTATCCCAACCTCCTATTCTGCTCCTGCTCCATATGGATTATTGACTGCAAATGTCAAATCGAACTTTCTGACCGTTCCCATCGGAACCCATTCAATGCTTACGTTTAAGGTCTCATCCACAAGGATGTTTACATTTTCCGTTTCGATCGTGACTGATCCGGAACTGATGATCTTATCTTTGATGCAATTATCAATTGCAATTCCAAGATCAGCCTCAAACGGCTTAATGCTTGCCTCAATATTATCCGGATCAATTTCTGCCTGGATATTATCCGTTGCCTTTTTGCTCACTTCCCTCACGATACGATTGAGTACCCGGACATTTTCGACATATGGGAAATCGCTTCCGTCTGCAGCAAGCACATTGGCATTTGTTACATAAAAATCTTCTTTGCCTGTGTACTGTCTCAGTGTGATATATCCAAGTTCATCCAATTCTTTTGTGTACTCTGCAATTCCTTCCGGGAAAAGTTTCTGGAGTTTTGAAGAACTAATAGGAAATTCTTTTACACAGCCAATAGATAAGCTTTCTTTCGCCTGTCCTAATAATCCTGAAACAACACCTGCAAGATTGATTTTCTGTGTACGCAGATCTTTTCTTGTGTATAATCCATAGGAAAGCACGACTGCAATAAACATACTGTTAATGCCCTTTCTCTCCGCCTTCATTGATGTAAGGTATTCATCAATGCTTTCCTTATCTCCACATTCCCTGCCCTCACATAAGAAAATGCATGGCTTTTTATAAGTCTCAAGAAATTCTTTTCCCTGTTCGGCAAGTGCCGCCCACAGTGTTTTTCCAGATGTTCCAACAATATGTACAATCTCAAACTCCGAATTAAAGCTGATCAGACTTTCAACAGCCTTAAGCACACTTGAGTTGCTGAGCGTCGGAGCTGTCGAGCTGAAAGAAAACGCATCATCTTCAATGAATGATTGTTCATCTTCTCCACTATCTGCAAAATTAAGAGTGATCCCTGTACCCGGAATTTCAAATGTTCCTCCCAATGGGATTGTGTACTCATCAGAGAAGTTATTTCCTCCATCAATGGAGTAAGCAAATGCTCCTTTATTTACTTTCCCGGTTGTTGTGATTTTTACTACAACATCATATGCATTGTTCGGCTTTCCAGATGCAGTGACAGTTCCCTTGCTCTCGCCAGTTTTAGTTACCTCGCCAATTTTTCCATCAACATCTGCTTTGACCGGGATAGCATATAACTTTTTCAATCCATTCTCCGTTGCATCAATACATGCGTCAGAAAGTGGTGTGCATCCAAGTTTTTCCTTGATATCTGATGGCTTCATTGTGTTTGTCACAAGTACTGGCACCGTACTGTCTGATGTAGACGCACCGATTTTTACATGTACAAAAGATCCGGTGGATGTGTTTCTTCCAAGATTTCCGTCCTGGACTTCGATATTAACCTCGCTAAACATTTATCTCACGCTCCCATCCATTGGTGCATCATAAAAGGCTTTTACTGCCGCATCATATTCATCTTCTGTGACCATCTTTCCTGTTCCCCACTCATTGGCAGTTTTTACACCTGCAAATACTGCATTCGAAGTGTTTTTCCGGGTTTTCAGTTCCTCAATGGTCATATACTCTTTTTTCTCTGCCATATTATTCCTCCTGTTATTATTTTTTCTCAATCATTCCGATTCCGACTTTCTTAAGATCTGTATCCTCATAAATGCCACCTGTCAGCGTGACATCAAATTCAACTGCTATTTTACTTCTCAGGATGCTGTCCCCCTCCTCGATCCAGTCCACATCTCCGACATTGATCTCTACCCAGTTTCTATCTACCGGAAGACCTTTTCCAATTTTTTTCATGAAATTAGTCAGTATCGTGTCAACTTTCTCTTCATCTGAATCTGCAATCACTACATGCAGTATCGTGATTCTCTCATGAAGTTTCTTCCGCTGTTTCCGTTGCCCCGATTCTTCATATATTCTTTTTGAGCCTGAACGCGAAAATGTTTCTTTCACCCTTAAAACTGCCCCAACATGTGTTTCATTGCAATTTTTGAGGCTTTTCATTGAATCATGTACTCTTGACCTGATACCAGATTCCTTTAATACTTTCACCAGGTAATCTCTTTCTTCCTTCATCTCTTACTCCTCAAACAATTCTTTCAGCATTTCCTGTATATCCATATCATCCTGCTGGCTTATACCAAGAAATTCTCTCGCCGGTATCTTTACACTTACCTGTGGCTTGCTGATCCATCTGTCTCCTATCTGGAACTTCAGATGCTTGCCTTTCTTTGCCCTGATTGTACGTTCATCACCAAACTGGTGCGTAGCTGCATAGATAAGGTTGGTACCTACGGCAAGACCAGAACTGTCTGATTGTGCATGAATGGATGTGCTGAGAGCTCTTGTCTTGGTCAGTGTCTTTCCTCCACTTTTCTCGGCACGTATGGAACGCTTCCATTTTTTTCCGTCCGGGCTTTCTTCCGTCCGGAATCTTTCTAATGTAGATGTCCTCAATCCTTCGGCAATAGCATTCATCATCCCCGCTTTATCAATGTCAGACATATCTTTCAGCCTCTGTAGCAGCTGATCTGTTTCATCGTCCAACCGGACGCTTACTGATGACATCCCATCACCAACCTTTCATGTTTCCCCTCGAAAACAGTCTTGGTGAGTTTGACATTGAAAAGCCTATCCTGGCTGCATCCTCAGTATTGTTTTCGCTGACACCAATACTGATCCTGCCCTCTGCAACTTTGGTCAGAAAAGCAATGGCTGCATTATAACGGGTAAGGTATGTTTTTTCCCTGTCGTTTTCATCCACTCCTTTTCTTGAGACCATGTTGTAAAGTGCAATATCTTTTGCAAACTTATTGATCACCTGCGGTGTCTTCTCAAACGGCACCTTGTACCGCTTGGCGAGATAACCGTCAATCTCAGCATCGGCATCGGCGATCGCCTGTTCTACAATAGGCGTAATGGCTTGGATTCTTTCATCCTCATTCTCTATGTAGTTGTCGCCAATAATGACGTTTAACATATCCTCTTTCAGCATATCGAGGACTTCCGCTGCGGTACAATATGCCATTCAGATCACCTAGCCTTTCGAGCTTGTTGTTCCAGTGGAACCATATGCCATCTGCCAGAAACCATAACCTGCATTGGAACGTCCATCTGCTCCCCAGATGAATTGATCTTTCATGAATACAGTATCATCATTGTCATTCGTCTTGCTGGTAAGCTTAATAGGTTTTCTTTTCTGATAAATGATAGGTTTAAGTGCTTTCTGTGTTGCAAGCAGGAACCAGTAATCCGGCTGGTCTGCAAGTTCAGTCACAACCAGAAGCTCTGCTGTTCCTTTCAGAACATTTGTGGTTCCCTCAATCTGGTCGGCTTCCAGGATGAGTCTTCCCATCTTTTCATTCGCTGGCGAAACAACCAATAAATTTGGAACAATATTAAGGCTCTTTCCCTGATCGCCCAAAAGTCCCATCATGGCTGCACGTGCCTCAACATATGCATCTGTGGAGAGTTTTTCTGTTGTCATGTTGCTCACAGTCTGCTTTCCATCCTTTCCGGAAGCATGATCCTGTGCAAAAAATGGTTTCCCATCATAACAGTTTTCTTTAAATCCGGCTTTTAATGCATCAAAGACCAGAACATCCGGATGCTCTGCGGCTGCTTCACCAATGTTTGCAAACATTGGCGCATATACGCCATAAGTATCATCTTCAATATCATCTCTTGGTACAGCAACAGTCATTTCAAACTTCTTATTTCTAATAGCATAGTTGTAAGCTGAAAGTGACTGAATCTCTCTTTCTCCGATCCACTCTCGCATCTGCGGCATCTGTCCGAGCCATTTATAATCTGTACTTGCCGTTGTACTTGGTACAACAGTTGCAATCCTCTCATACTGAGTCTTTCTACCCTGAAATGCTTTGTTATATGCGGTTGAATAAGCTACATTCAACCCGTGTAAGTTCTGCTGGTTTACAATCATCTTGGTTACCCTCCTATAATGTCTCTACAATGACACCGTCGCCCTCGATTCCAAGGATGACACCTGCCTTGCTTGATCCTGTTGATGTGATCGTTACGGTCTGTGCATCAGACACATAACATGGTTTCATAACATCTGTTGCTTTAATGCTTCCATCATTATTCCAAACGAAAGCACCTCGTCTCACCTGCACCTCTACGGCTCCATCCTCTCCGCCTGTATTATCTACAGGCTTCATTGCACATCCTGCAATCATAAGGTTCTCAGCCTTCGATGCCTCGCTTGCATATCCGGCTGCGCTGATTGCAACCAGATGTCCTTCTGTGATACTCTCATCTGCTGCTACCGGAATAACAATGTCATTCCCGGAAAGTCTCTCATTTCCTGCTCTCATAATTTACTTTTCCTCCTGCTTATAATAATTTTTGTAGTCTTCCTCACTGATTCCCATGTTCTTGAGGATTTCCATGTCAAAATCCTCCGAATCTTTCTTATCAGGGGCATCTTTAAGATCCATTTTTTCCATATTGACGACTACCGGCGCTTTTTCCATGAAAGACTTAAAGCCCTTCTTGTCGCTTAAAGCATACTGTTTCGCCCATTCTGTCTGTGCTGCGGAAATCTTTCCATCTTTCAATGCCATGTTCACAAGTTCATCTGCCTCTTTCTCTGCCAGCTGGTTCTTTAATTCCAGCAGTTCAGCAGCAACATCTGTGTTTCCTGCTTTCAATGCCATGATGCTTGCAACAACATCCTCTGTTCTGGCGTCCTCATTAAGGCTTAAAAGTGAGAGCACTGTTGAATTAGCTACTACCTCATTTCCGTCTGTGGATGGTTTCTTTAATGCCTCGGTCAGTGCTTTTCTGACATCCTCAATGGTTGCTGTCTCCGGGAGACCAAGCAATGTGATAAGTTCTTTCAGTTCCATAAAGTCTTCTTCCTCCTTAAAATTATCTATATCTTCGGAATTTACGATAGGAAACATTCCGTCGATAGCTGGTGTGTTCGTAAGCGCTACGCTGTGCAGCTTCATTGCCTTTCTGTCCTTTTTGCGTACTAGTACAACCGGGGACAGATACCGGTATTCCTTATTTTTCAAATACTCCGCCGCTTTTTGTGTCCACTCTACCTTTGCGATCAGCGCATCTTCTCCTTTGTAGATGTCCTTGATCCAGCCGCCTGCCGGAGCCTGTATATCCTGCAGTGTCTGGTGTTCATAATCGATCACAAGATCCAGCTTCCGTTCTTTGAAATGGCTGCGTATCATCTCAACACTCTCATCATCCACCTGAAAGTCACCCTTCTGCGAATGAACCATTCCAAGCGGCAGGATTTTTATCTCGTTTGGCACACCATCCACCGTAACCGGTTCGGACGCACATGCCAGATATCTTCCTTTCAAGCTATCATCTCCTTTTTATTTACCTTTCTGATAGCGTTATAACGCGTTATAACGCACATTAATCTTTTTCTTCGACTTTTCTATCACATAAGCAGATTTTTGTCTTAAATCCAAAAATACGTTTTCGGGAACTATTTCTCTATATCTTTGTTCTCTTAAATTCTTTTTTTAAAGACGGATCAAAACCACTAAGATCCGGTTTCCACGCACTCTTTGCCGGGTTATTGGAAAAACCTTTATCCGGAAATCTGTATTTTATCTCGCCAGTCGAAAAATCAATGTCATACGGTGCCCTTTTACTTACTTCCACACCTGACCTCTCCACCTGTGCTTTTGTCATGCTCACTACAGAGCATCTGCAGCGGAATCCGTTTGGCGGATACCAGATGTCCCATATTGGATCATCTGCGCGGTATATGCGTCCTTCCATCATCGCATGTGTTTCCCGAACCTGTCCGTCTCCTGCCGTCGTATACTTCCAGTATGGTCTGAGTTTCATTGTTGTTGGATCAGTCATGCTCTTGTAATGTCCTGCATTATATGCAGTCTGCATATTTGTCCGGAATATCACATCTGCTTTAAAAGGATTTAAGCCAGTGTAACCATTGCGCTGCAGGAAGTCGTTCATGTTATCCATGAAGTCTTTCTTTGTTTTTCCCTGCTCACATGCGTCAGAAAGTTCATTGAGAAATGTCTGAAGTACTTCCATGCTCGTGTACCCGGATACCGTGAACGCTTTCGCTCTGCTTTCCTCATCCAGCAATTTGTACTCATCTTCGGTAAGCGTTTTTTTCTTTTTCAGAAATGCTACTGCTTCCTTAAATATCAAATTTTCAGTCAGACCATACTCCGCATTTTTCATTGCTGACTCCTTCCAACCAGCGTTGATAGATAAATTGCCTGATGCATGATGTCCTCCAGATCCGGTGAATCCATTTCCCTGTAAACTTCTTTCAAGGTATCCTCATTTTTCAAAGCCATCTGTAACGCGTCTAAGCTCTCATATTTGTCAACCATCTTGAGAACCGGTTCCATCATTTTCTGAAATATCTGCTCTGTCTGCTTCCGTGCTTCATCTGTCAGAATGTCGATCTGTTTTTGTTCCGGCATATCTTTAAGGCTTTCCTGTTCCATGTCCGGATACGGCAATGTCATTTGTCCGGAAGCTGGAGCTTTTAATAACTCCTCGCCTTCCTCCGGTTTTGGAATGTTGAATTTGTTATAAATATGCTCTGTCGATATTGGAAGCCCCATTGCATTCAGTGTCTGATAGATAGTAACCGTATCTTTTAAGTCCTCTGTTTCTTCACTTGCAATTGTAAACAGCGGTGCGTCCACATCGTAGCCGAAATTATATTCCACCAGCGGCTTGATAATATCCCGCCGGATCGTCGTTGCAAGCGCTTTGGCATCTGCTGCTGTCAGATCATGCCGGACTTCATTATGTACCTTGCCTTGTGCATAAGAGCCACCGCCTGAATCAGAAGAAAGCGTTTGTCCCAAGATAGCTTTGCTGATCTGCTCATCACAGTACCGGGCAAGCTTCTCATATATTTCCACACTGGTCGTTTTATTGGACTCAATAAATTCAATCATGGTAGAATCCGGGATAATACCGGCTGCATCTGTTCCAAGACTGTAAATTGCTTCCATCAGTGCTCTCTGGTCTGCTTCGGATGCTGCAGCTGTATATTTTCCAAGTCGCAACGGCATTCCAAAGACCTCACAGAACGACACCCAGTCTTTCAGGTCATAGTTCTTGAACAGATACATCCATGACACAACTCTCAAAACTCCATTACGGCTCTCATGTCCGGATTTTGCTTTATATCTGTGTATCACGAATTTGTTTTCCGGAAACGCTACACCGGAAGGAAACTCCTTTGTGCATATCTTCATCTCATCCGTCAGGCTGTCCCAGATCAGCTTTTTAGGATGCACATATGTGATATCTTCAATCACATTATGTCCTTCCTTTACTCCCCATTCGATTTCCATGACGCTGATACCTTTGCCTATCGCATCAAGCAGATCCATGAGAATATCATCGAATTTTTCAATATTCTTCAGCTGATCCCTGATAAACTCGGCAATTGTTTTATCTCTTTCATCATCAGAGAATGGCTGCACTTCCCAATCCAGTCCGGTAACTGCAAGCTTTCTTGTCTGGAGCTGTGAGAAAAGATGTGTGTCTTTTTCTTCCATTTCCTCAAACATCTCCATCTGTTCCCGGACATCTCCCTCATCCGCTGCACGGAATATCCGGGCAAGTCTTCTCGGTGTCAGTCCATTTGACGGATAAGTGCTGTATTTGTCATTCGGATCACCGATTGCTATTGATGCCCGGACTGGTCTCCCTATCCCGGTATCCACGTCTGGATTGAACTCTTTTTCTTTCATATTTTTATTTTTTTTCTTCTTTGACATCTATCGCTCCCTCCTAATAAGCGCCCTTTCCCATGCGGAACTTGCGTTTGATCAGGCTCTTGTATTTTCCATGTGTCGCAGTTGACTTGACTGCCTGTGCCAGCTGGACTGCCATCTGCAGTGTATCCGGTGCATCATCATTTCTTCCCATCGGGAATTCCTTCATCTGCTGTAATAATGTCTTCTGGTCTCTCCTGAATTTCAGATACTTATTTTTTACGATTGGCTGCAATGACTCAATTCGAAGCATCTTATTGGCAGAGCTCTGTATCTCCTCGATTGGAAGATACTCTCCCTGCTCTGCTGATCTCTGAGCCATAACTTCCTTGAAGTAATACTGGAACTGTACTGTTTCAACACCGAACTTGAAAAAGCCTTTTCCATAATCTCTTTTCAGACGCTTGTTCATCTCAAAGATGTCGTCGATTATGACATCCGGTTTTCTCTTTTCAATCGAAGCTTCAGCGGCATACATATATCCAGTAGCCAGATCCAGTGCGAGAGCAATGATACCGCTCGTGTCAGATTTCTTATTCTTTCCAAGCGACGGATCGTTTGCACCCACGAAAATAAAGTTGCTGCTCTTAAAGTCCACCTGCTCCGGCTCATAATAATCGAACCATTCCTCATTAAAGGTTGCACTTTCAGGATCAATCGGATCATTCTGCAGCTCACTGTTAAAGGAAGCCTCACCCTCAGTCACTCTTATTTCCATAAGATCATAATAGGAAAGCTTGTCTTCCCAGAGTATCTCTGTCCCTTCCAGCATCTCCTTACGGTGTTCATCAAAAAACTTCTGTGCATGGTCTTCATGTTTCTCATCCAACAGATTGGTATAAATTTCTTCCCATTCATCCCAAAGCTTCTGATTGGCTGCCCACGAAATGACCGCACGGTATTTCTTTACATGGTATCTAGGATTTTTAAGCACATTGTTAAGCAGTGAATCATAATGGAGCACTGTTCCGATATACATGATGTCTGTATAGGTGTCTCCGGCTTTCGACACGGCTTTTTCAAACCATGATTTCAGTTTCTTCCGCTGATCCGGTGTATTAACATTCTCATCATTTTCGATATCATCCAAAACAATGAGATCTGGTCTCCAGTTCTTGTGCTTTCTACCACGGACTTTCTTTCCTGAACCAATTGCCTCGATTTTGACATTATTTTTAGTAACGATGACATTACTTCTCCATGCCTTATCACTTTTTAATTGCCCAAAATCTTCAATAATGGCTGCATTTTCTTCCAGTTCCGTCTTTATCTCATCCAAAAATCCTTCTGCCTGATCAGAAGAATCCGATAGGATCAGGATATAGTGCTTATAAACATAAAGTGTTGCATGAAGGTCATCCTTGAATGTCAGGTTTGTACTTTTTGCGTGTCCTCGTGGAGCTGCTATCACATTCCGTGAGCCTTTTTCCCCTGAGATCTCTTTTGCGCTTTTCAATGGATTCAAGGATTTCATGACACTGTGTTCCCAGATGTCATCCAGTTCCTCATGGAACTTCGGGGATTTTCTTACAAAGTAGTGTGGCAGATATGCCCGACCGAAATATCCAAGATCAAACGCTGCCAGCTCCTTTCGTAGTCCTTTTTCTCCTGTGAGTGGAGCACCAGTCCGATATCTTTTTAACAGTTCCTTTCTTTTTTCCTGATTGTCATTTTTTCTGAGAACGTAATCTTCAAAAAGCTGCTTCTGGTATGCCTCATAATCGGCAAGCTCCTGATCGGGTTCCTCATCAAGTTCTGTGATCCACTCGTCAAGATCAATCATCTTCCAACATCCTCTCTTTTGCAGTTGTAAGAATATTCTTAAGCTGCTCTGCCATCACAGGATCATTCTTGATAATGCCCATCATCTGTGCTTCCATCTCCTGAAATGCAATATCAGCCTTTTTCTTCATGTCCTGCTTCACTTTATCCTTGTATATCTTGGTTCTGGACAGTGATGCGATCAGACGCCCTGCCTTATCAAGCGGCATCTCCTGAAATTCTTCTTCTGCGGTTGCAACCTTATTGATCAGTCCGTTCATGGTCATCAGAATCGCAGCTTCTGAATAATCCGCATCTGGATTATCCTTTACAACCTGAATCAGTTTCTCCGTCTGTGCCTGTGCCTCCAGCAGTCTCTGCCTTGCCGTGTTGGAACGCATTGCATAGCGACCAACACTCGATTTTGATATGTCATATCCCTCTTCTTTTAAGTACTGGCTGATGTATTCATAAGTATTCGATGTGTCAGCCAGCATCACATCTACTTTCAATCTCAGATCTTCCGGGATCTCATCCAACTTGGAACTCACTCTTGTCCTGTTTCTTTTCTTTGCCATCAGATATCAACTCCCGGATCTTCAATTGTGCCTTCCGCAAGGTCAACACCTTCTTTTGTGAGTTTGATCACGGCATCCTTTGCATATGCTGTGTATGCTGTGACTTTTTCATCTGTGTACTCGATATATCCGGCATCTTCCAGATAATCGAGATGTTTGCCAATGTCCGGCGAAAGGATAAGCCCTGCCGCCATCATGGAATTTGAGATCTGCCTTGTAAGTGCCGTGTTGTTAAAGCCTTTTACGAGACAGCGGATGATATATCCACGGATGGCTTTGTTATGCTGCACCTCTGCCTGCTCTAAATCTGTCAATCTCCTCACCTCACTTGTTTTCTTTTCCCATCAGAAGCAGTTTGTCTAATTTGTTATCAATGATCTTCATCCTGTCTTCCACTCCGTTCATGGAGCGGAAGAAGTCCTCGCGTAGCACAAATGTTGTTGCAAAATCGCCTTTAATGTCATTGATCTCATGCCTGATGTTCTGGATGTCATTGCCGGTCTTTTCCTCCAGCTTGTCAATCCGTTCATTCACCTTCTCGTCATTCTTCTGAATCTTCTCCTGAATCTCTTTGTTGCCCTGTTCGATCTTCTTATTCAAAGTTGATGTTGTGTTTTCAATTGCGGACTGCAGAACGTCGTCTTTCTTTTCCATCTTGTCAAACCACTTTTTCACAAAAAAAGTGATCACTCCAAGTCCGATCGACATCAGCCCCGCCATTACATCCGAAAATGTGATCACATAATCCATTCCTGCACCGCCTTACTTTGTCCTGAACAGCCGTTTACACAGCTCATTCACATCATTCCACCCGGACATGCTCACCTTTGCAACCACAAACGATGCCAGGAAGGAAGCAAATACCATGTACCATTCCACCGGAACTTTCATGTAAGCCATCAGTGCAAGCATCATCGGTGTTGTGAGGGTGATCGCCACCACATAGCACACAAGCTTTGTTGGAAAACGGTTGATCCACTTAATGCTCTTAAGTCCTTCTGTGACCAATGAGACTGTGATCGCTGATACACTGATAAAAGCTAATACCCATGCGATCACTTTTGTTGCATTTTCAATCCCAATCATTGTCAAAATTTCTGTCATAAAATATCACGCTCCTTCATATTTGTTTCAGGGCAACGAACCATATGAGAGGCAAAAAAAATAGGTCATGACTTCTAAGTCATGACCTGATTATAAGGTTGTTCTATTGGACTGTTTAGGGAAACCATTTTTGGATAATATTTTCCGTGAAAAATTGCGAGAAACTGCTTAAAATATGGCTTTTTCTATTGACAACCACGCAATTACGTGGTACTATATACTTGTAAGGAGGTGGAGCCCTTGAGGGATCTAATCAAGGAGATGACGGAGATAGCAAAAGAGCTCAATAAGTTGCTAGACCAACTTATCAAGCTCGCTTGGAAGATATCTTCACTGGTCGGTGTGATACTCTTCATCATCTACTCATTAAAGTAGAGGGAGCGGGGCGAAAGCCCCATCCCTTTATTAAAAAATAACACATATCCCCAAGGAATACAATATGAGGGAATTAAAAAATTTATTTTTTGAGATTACTGGTCTCATGATCCGTATCTTTTTATTTATTCTTCCGATCATACTTGTGACTGCGTTATATCATTATTTATTTTAGGAGTATTTTTATGAAGCTGAAAGAAATCCGAAAAGAAAAAAAATTATCTGTACCGGAACTTTCCAATCTTTCCGGCGTACCAGTGCGCACCATTGAGGATTTAGAAAAGCGTGGAGACGGAAGAGTCTCCACGCTTATCAAACTCTCTGATGCACTAGCTGTCAGCCTTGATGAACTGTGCCGGTGATTCTAAAGTTCAGTTCATTTCCGTTAAATCCCATTACTGTTAACATAGTTCTTTCTTCTTTTTTATCAATTTCTTTCTTGGTTTTTTTAATACTTTCCGGTATGATTTCCTTCTGCTAACAACCGCTAATTCACTTTTATTTTCGTACAATATTAGCCAGTTGTCCGGTATAAGTCCTCTCGACTTTAAAAATATTCTTTCCTCCTTTGTCGGTTCTCTTCTTTTATATTCTCTTTTTAACATGTCTCCTCTCCTTTATTTTTTCACTAACTGCTTATCGTCAAACCATTTTATTGATCCACCTCCAAACTTGACTTCCGGTTGTCTGATAATGCTTTTTCCTATATGTTTTACTTCACCATTTTTTATTACAGTTATAAACTTCAGGGTTGTTTTATCCATGTTTTCAACACCTCC